TTGAGTGTCAGCGTCACCGGTAGGGTCGCTGTCGTCCCCGTGGGTATGGCGTCCGTGATGCTGACGGTGAAATACCCAACAGGTGGAAGGTTGCCCCGTATGAAACCGAGCGCGATGTCAACCGTCTCCGTACCTACCGTAGTGTTCGTTGAACTCAGGTAGGGAATGCCGCGGTTGTTAGTAGTCACGTTGTAGCATCCCATATCGCGCCTCCTTCCTTAGAAACCGATGTTGCCGCCGAAACCGCCATAATAACCATTGCCGTAGAAACCACCCCAAGGCTGACCGTAGAAACCTCCCATATAAGGTGTTGTGTTAACCACAGAAACCTGCGGGTACTCTACGTTGATTGTGTTTGGAAGTTTACACTTGATGTCATCAACTTCTTTGTTCAAACCTGCAAGGGCAGCATTGATGGGAGCAAGACTCTGACCCACTACACCAGCAATGTACTGATTCTGGTTCAATTGCGAAATTTCGCCCTTCAGAGCCGTGTTCTTGTCACGCTCTGCTTCCAACTTATCCTGCAAACCTTGCGTCTGCATCTCAGCAAGCTTGCCGAGGATGGCCTGAGTGTTTCGGTTTGCACCATCAGTCAAGTCGTACTTAGTCTGACAGTTCATGAGCTGGTCGGAAGCTGCCTTGGCCGCGATTGACTGCTGAACGCCCGAGAAACCTTGCTGTGCGGCTACGGCGTTGGCGTTCAAGCCCTGCTGAATGGTATTGCCAAGTTGACACAAACCGAGGCGATTTTCGCAGCAGCACTGCTGGAACTGGGCGCCAAGGGAGGCGTTTCCGCTCTGGATGGCGTTGATGACCTGCAAGGCGTTCATGCCCTGGTTCGCTCCGATGGTGTTCAGCGCGTTCTGCACACCCTGGATGGCGCTGTTGACAAGGTTGAAGTCCTGGCCGAGCATCGTGCTGAGTGTGCTGATGGCCGTGCGGGAAGCCTCACCCTGGTTGGTAACGGCCTGCATGATGAGCTCGCGCCCGCTGTCGTTGTTGATTTGGTTGGAGAGGAAGCCTGCGGCTCCGTTGCCTCCACCCCATCCTCCTCCGAAGCCGTTGTTGCCGAACATATTGGGGAAGATGCTCGCCACGATGGCGAAGCCGAGCAAGTCCATGAGGTTGGTCTGCCCGTTGCCGTTTCCGAAACCGAAACCTCCGTTTCCGAAACCGCCTACAGGGATGCTGAGCGGGATTCCGCTGTTGCTCCCGCTGTTCTCTGGAATGGAATAAATTTCTGCCATAATGTTTTGTGTTTGTGGTGTTTGTGAATAAACCGTGTCGTCGCGCGTTGACACCACAAAGATACCTCAATCATCTATGGCGGTGAAGAATAAGCCTCTCAGCCCTCTGCAAGTATCTTGCAGTCCTTGCCGAGGCGTCTGATCAGATAATACACCTTCCTCTCGCTGATGTGGTATTTCTCCGAGAGCAAGGTCACGGCGTAGGTTGTCTTGCCTCCCTTGGCAACTATCTCCCTATATTCCTCGTAAAGAGGCACAAAACGAGCGTCCTCCACCTTGATGCACTCGTTTTGCAGTATTTTAAGGAAATTCTCGCCGATTTTCAAAATTTCTATTACTTTCATTGCGCAAAATTATAAAAATTAGTAATTTTGCACACGAACCACCAACATTGACAAAGTAGCCTAACAGCCAGTAGAACGTGAGACAATATCCCCCGAGACTGGCTATTAGGCAATCTTGTTAAGTTGGTGGTTCGACTTGATAAGAATCGGGGGATATTTTACCCCTTATTATCATCAACGGGGATTTTCTCCCCTGTGTTCAGGAATTTGCTTAAACTGAATCCTCTCTTCTTTCTATCCTCTTTCTTCTTCTTCCATCGTTCAACGGCTTCCTGCAGCTTTTTGGGGTTCGGCTTATAACCCTTTTCCCCCGGCTTAGGCTTTCCGCTCTTGTCTTTCTTGAACAACGTGAGCGGTACGTCAATGGTCATGAGTTCGATTTGCGCCTTTGTGTGTCCCCAGTAGTACTCCCACATGGGCACCCTTACCAGACCGAAGAGGAAATATCTTGGCATTACGAGCCATTGTCTTGCTTTTCCGTCTCCTCCCGCGGCTCCGTAGCGTGTTCTCGAAGGATAGACTCGACTTCCTCCCTCCTCATCTGCATCAGCGTATCCTTCGCCCCTGTCAGCGATGTGATAGTGTACAAGAACTGAATCTGCGGAATTTTTTTTTTGCCTTCGTCAAGTATAGGCTGCAGCTGGATGTTGTCGTATTGCTTGATATAATAGAACCACCTCCACACCAGAGGGTACCAGAACTTGATTTTCCAGTAACCGTCAAGAATATAGATAGCGGCCGCCTTGCAGGCAAGCTTGTTGTCTGAAAGGAAACTATCCAGGATCTCGCTGCCTGTGGTCTCTCCGCTCCCTTTTCCCTCATCAAGCAACAGCCTTGAGAGTTTCCGCAGCTGGCCGTTCTTCAGCCAGCGGATCTTGTACGTTTTCTTCGTGCCGAGAACAGAGACTTCACTTGCCTTGTTGTCGATAAGCGCGGAATATATCCGCTGCATCTCCTCTGTCGGTTGAGCGATTTGTGGTTCTTCCATCTTTCTTAAAAAAAACGGGCAGTGACGGACATTTACCGCCGCTGCCCGCAGTCACGTTTTTTAATGATTGTATTAAGGATGTGCCATGATTGCTACTGACCTGCCACGGGTTCGAGGATGCCGAACGCATCCTTGTCAGCACCAGCGGATATAGCGCCAGTCAGCACGACGCAGAGAGGTTTGTTCGAGCCGTCGAAGATGGCTTGAGCCATAAACTTCGCTTTCTTGATGAAGAGCACCTTGTCCTCGGTGTCGTTGAGGATGAGCAGACCGAAGTACACGGCTTTCTGCGCTGAGGCGTAGGCCTTGCCTGTTATAGATCCCTTTCCGCCGACTGTTACACCAGTTGGCAAAGTGACGCTCACGGTTGTTCCCTCGTCACCGAAACATGCCTGCATGATTCCCGTCTCGTTGCAGGGAATCTCAAGCGTGATCTGTCCGTCACCAGGCGTGAATGTGTTCACCCAGTCCGTGTTGAGGCCCTTGACCTTGAAATGCTCGATGCTTGGCTGGCCAGTGTCGAAGTTGAAGCCTGAATCATCCGAAACAGGGAACTCCATCGTATTGGCTTCGGTGACTGTAGCCACACCATCGTTGGTCGCAATACCTCCCTTGACAGCGAATACAGAGCTGATGCCCTCGAAAACATCACCCTGAAGGTCGATTTTTCTTTTTATAGCCATAGTGTGTGATATTTTATTGATTAAACTTTACGTTGAATTTTGTTCTCAGCCTAAACGTGATGTCTGTGGCTTGATAACCATATCCGTCCTCACCCTGCAGCAGTATTGTCGGTCCCTTTGCAGTCACATGCTTTCCGTTGATGGGGAACAGAGAGAACACCTTGTCCACAAGCTCGCTTTGCCTGTTGATGTTCATCGTCCTGTCGGATTTGGCCTTGCAGTAAACGGTGAACCTTCCGTAAGTTCCCATCATGACACCTTCGCCTCCCGCGATCCTGTCGTGTATCTCCGTAGGTATGTCAACGACAACGAACTCGTTTTTTTCCTCGCTTGTTATCTTCGGCCTTCCGAGATACACATCCACCCCTACACCACCCAACGCTTTGGTCAGGTCTTCGAGGATCAGGTATAGCAACGTTTTTTGTGTCATTACACTCTTACAAGTTTGAGATAGGTTATTCCGGCTCTTTCGGCGAACGCTTTTGTCTGCAGCACTCCTGTTGTCCCCCGTTGGTTCTCAACCCAGTCGCTGTACTCAACGGTATATGCGACAACGATGTCGAAGATATGGCCGCCCGGCGGTCTGTAAGACTGGAAGAAAGCCTTGGCGTCATCAACACCCCACCTGCCTTCGATCGGAATGGGTTGAGGCGTGTAACTCGTGCCCTTGCCTCCGTCGTAATCAACAGGAAAGTAGTACCTTTTCTTCCTCGGCCTCTCCCTCATCTTGATTCGGATTGCTTTCGTAACCCCGTCAACCATTGATGAGTACCAGGCGTCTCTCGGCTCTGACTCCCTGTAGAGGCAGATGACGATGGAGTTGAGCAGGTTTCCCGTGAAATTGTGCGCGCCAGGCGCAGTCCTTCTGTTCTTCACGGCTTCGACACACATCTGGGAGCACAGTTTCCTGCAACGAGCCTCTACCGTGTTGAGTATCTGCTTGTAGTAGTCCTTTATTCCCTTTTTGATGTGGTCAATTCCTGACATACTTCCACATGATGTGAGTACCGAGATTCCCAGGTCTCTTGTCAACAACTCTTCCGTATTCCGTATGGCCGAACTTCCGCAGTTCTATCTTGTCACCCTCCAGCGGTATCGTCTCTTCCGTCCACTGCTGCTGCTTCACTGGAAGCGAGAGCATCCTGTACGACGTGTTGACATCACCATTGTCGGCAACCGTGTCACGGTTGAATCCTCTGCACGGTCCCTCGTAGATGACCGTCTCTGTGCCAGCATCCTCTTCTGCCTCTCCAAAAAGAGGCTCGTCCTGCATAGGGCTGTCACTTCTGTACCGTATGATACGGCAGGTGTGCGGAAACTCAGGGTTGTCTATCATCTTCACTTGCGCTTGTATCTGAATCCAGTCCCCCGGAATCCCCATGCGCTCGGTACGGGAAATTCGACATTCCATTTGTCATACAAGGCCTTCGCCAGACGGAGGAAACGGCTGACATCGGCGTCGCTCAGCCTCTCGCCGCCTTCGGAGTGCGACCAGTCACCGTCTTCGTCACTGACCCTTGCGGATGTGGACGGGCTGGTTGCCGCCCAGATATATATACCAGCAAGCGTGAGGTCCCTTTGCTTTTCAGTGAGAAGGGCGCATGGTGTGTCATAGCCAACGGACATCTCCTCTGTCACGGTCTCGGCTTCATCATCAACGATAGCTGTGGTCACTGATGCCGCTCCTGCTTCAAGAAGAGCCGACACCAAGGCATCCTCCGTAAGCTTGATGTTGCGGAGTTTGCCTTGGATATACTGGCCAA